CTTTCCAAATCTAGTCCAAGTTCGTATAATCGGTTTGCACTTGCTATCGGTACTCCTGCCCAAGTCTTGCGCGTTTCCTTTCCGTTTTTATCGTACTCAAAACTTTCAATATAAATCTCATAGCCTCTGCACTCTACAAAAACGATTCCATTTTTAATCTTTGCTCTAAAACTATGTAAATCTTCTTTTAGCGGTTTGCGGTTTAACTTTTGTAGCAACTTGAATATTCTATCTCTTTGCTCCATAATGCCTCCTAATAGCCGTAGTGTATAATATATAAGCCGTTCTGCCAATCGGTCAAATTAAAACCTTTTAACATTGCCAGCAAGGGCGGTAATCTGCGGTAATAATCGTTTTTGCTTTCTAGGTACTTGATTTCCATTTCTAGCCACTCTATTACTTTTTCGATACTGGTTTCTTTTAGTTCGTCACCATACATATCTTCTTTGGTAGGGATGTCGTTGGAGTCAATAAAAACATCATATTTTACATTTTCGGTAAACATTTCAGTCCAACCCCTTGTGCCACCCATAGCACAACAATCATACATTGCTATTATTTCCCCATATATGCCAGTTGCATTTGCCTTCCTTTTCACAACATAAATTTTGCTTTCGTATGCCATTTTCTCCCCCCCCCTTTATATTATAATATTATAATTGCTGTCGCAAATAGGCTCATCCCATCTGTTAATATCGTCTGTTCTCTTTTGTATAAAGTATCTTAATTGCTTTGCCTTTTCTTTGCCTAAATATTTTTCTTCTAGGAATATGGCATTGCCCTTACCTTCGTCTTTGTATAAATAGCCTCGCATATATCCGCTTTTCTCTACAAATACTTTTATAAAACCATACTCGGTGCTTTTATAAAACTTGTAGAATTCACATAGCCTATCGTTACAAGCCCAATCAAAATCAGTACCATCGTTACCGTTCATATAGTAAATTGCTCCGTTGTCGCAAAGTTCTTCTGCTTTAACTTCAGGGGCTAATCTGCTTGCTTCGTTGTTTAAATACTCAATTACTTCTGCCAAAATTTTCTTGCTCATTTCTTTTGTGCTCCTTTATTTATCTTGATAATAGTAATAACACTCGTTGCAGTTTATTACAAAGTTTACTAATTTTGGAAGAATCTCGTTTATATATTCCACTCCGCTTTTTTGCATCGCCATTTGGCAGAATTCTTTGTTTTCCAAAATTGCCTTTTCTACTTTGCTTTTTAGTTTTTCGGTACGCTTGTAACTTCCGTTCTTGCCTTTGGGTGCTGGTAAAATATTGTGTAAATTGCTTTTTAAAATATCGCTATAAACCATTGCTTTTTGCTCCTTTGTGTCAACTCTATTTTTGTAATACGCAGTCGTTTTTTAAACTCCTTAAAATTTCTTAAACATTTTTTGTTTTTCCCAATCTGCGTTTATTTATTTTTATTATATTTTTTTAAAAATTTAATTGCGCCGTTAAGTCGTTTCTTTTCGTCCGCATCATCGATTTCGTCTAGCCAGCGTTCTGCTGACTTTTTACTATGCTTCGCTTCTTCTACTGCCCTTTCAAGTGGTACATCCGTCAACTTTGTTATATTGTTATCGTCCATATAAGCATCAAGTTCTCCGCCTAGCCACTTATTAAAGTCCTTTGCTTGTTGTGTTGTCATTGCCGTTTCTCCTTTGTCTTTCGGTTTGTTTGGCAAACGCCTTTTGCTTAATAGTACGCAAGGGTTTGCCAAACTCCTTAAAATTTCTTAAAATATTTTTTTCGACTTGTTTTATTGGTCTTGCCAATAAGTCCAAGTCTTTAGTTTGCTAGTGCCGTATCTCTTTAAGTATGCACGCAAGCGTTTTTCAAAGATTTTAATTTCTTCCGCGTATGCGTTTATAAGTTCTTGTAAATCTTCTTTTGATACTTTTTGCAACTCCGCTTTGGTACTTTCGCTAGCGTTTGCGTAATGCCACCAATCGTATTTTTCGATTTCTTTCAACTTGCTGTCGCTAGGGGATTTCCAATACTTATTTCTCAAATAGATTTCTTGCGGATAATCTAGCAAAGTATTATACCACCAAGCAAATTTTTTGATATTTTCTTCAATAAAATAACTTGCCTCTCTGCTTGCGTATTCTTCCATTGCCTCGGCTTGCTCCTGCGTTCTTCCTTGCCCCAAATCGCTATACCCAAAGCAGAATTCAGTCTTAATACTGGGCTTGCTAATTGCTACCATATTGCCATCGCTCAATAGCACTACTCTTGCTATGTTCTTGCCTAGATACTCAATCATTTTTTTGTCGTTAGGGTAGATTTCTTTTTCTACAAGTTCTAGGTACTTTTTCAATAGTTCTTTCTTTTCCATTTCCGTTTGCTTTACTCCTTAAAAGAATTTTTTAATATGCTCTATATCGTCTTTCGCTTTCATTACTTTATCGCATAAGTCTGCAAACAATTTTTTATCTTGATAACATAGTCTAAATAGTTCCAAAGCATCCAATGTATCATTGTAAGGCTTGCAACACCAATACTCAATTTTTTCCAAAAGTTCTAGTAATTCTTTCATACTTGCCTCCTAGTCTTTAATCTCTAATAGTTCTTTCGCTCTATCTATATTGTTTGAATAGGTCAACCAACCAGCGTGATATAGTTCTTCCGTTGCTTGCTCTATCGTTATTTCTCCGCGTGTAATCTGCTCTTTTAAACTTGTTAATATGCTCGGTATATCAAACTTTATTTTGGTAATTTTTCTCATTGCCGTCTTTGCCATATTCCACTCCTAAAAAATAATACTTTCTTTACTTATGGTATTGCCTTGTCTTTTCTTCGCTCCGTCTTTGGTCTTACTAATCCAAATATGCGTACTGCCATCGCTGATAAAATAGCCAACATATACCACTTTATTTCCTTTGCTATCAACTAGAAAACTATACTTTACTTTCTGCCCAACTTTTAGGCTGTCAATATAGTTCTGAATCTCGTTGCGCTTTTGTTCTTGCTCTCTCTTTTCGCGTGATTCTTGTTCGCGCTTTGCTCTAACTCCTGCTTGATATTCTTTGAAAAAGTTTGCCATTTCTCTGCCTCCTAGTATAAGTACATATTGCCATTTTCTTCTAGTACATAGATACACAAGTCTATGCCCTCCAGTGCTTTGTCGTTCTGCAACCTTTCTGCTCTTTTTATGGTTGCCCTTTCGTATCGTTTGCCTGTTTCTTCGTTTATAAGAATATACTTTTTCATTTGTAACTCCTTTGCCCTATCTGTACTTGGAACAGTGTGAGCCGTAGCATTACAGCCTTTCGGCTGTCCTCTGCATTTATCTTTTTATAATAAAATCATCTCGCTCTTTTTTTGTATCAAACTCCCAAAGTTCTGTGCGTTTTTCGTTTGTCGCAAAATAAGTTCTATTATTATCTTGCGTAATGCTAATTCCAAGTTCTTTTGCAATACGATAAGCCTCTTTTACAGTTATTGCTATCTTTTTCATTGCCTTGCCTCCTTGATTTTGGCTTTGTGGGTTTGCCAACACTTAATAGTACGGCTCGCCCACAAAAACTCCTTAAAATTTTCTTGACTTTTTTTATTTTCTTTTTCAAGGGGAATTTTATTCCCCTTGCTTTTCGCCTAAAATATAGGCTATCGCTTTTTCCGCCCTTGCACTTGCATAAACTATCATACGGATATCGTTTTGGAGTGCCTTTATCCAACTTTGAATATAGGCAACGGAGTTCTTAAAACTCTTTGGAGTTTCTATGCCTAGTAGATTTAACATACCGCTTGCTCCTATCTCTGCCACAAGTTCTTCTTTGGAGTATTCTTCGTTACCGAAAAATGCAGTTCCGTTCAAGCGGTCAAGTCTATGTTTTGCGCCCGTACTATGCACGATTTCGTGGAAAGCGGTGGAGTAGAATTCTGCTTGATTCTTGCCAAACTGCTCGCGGAAAGGTAGTTGAATCATATCTGCATTAGGGGAATAATACGCTCTATCACCGCCATAGCGTATTGCTATTTTTTCGCGTATAGAATAGTCTTTGATAATATTCTCCGCGTTTTCTTGACTTTCAAACTCGCTAGGTTTTTCGCCTTGAATTTTCTTTAAGTCAAGGGGCTTTACTCCGTCAATATCGTCTATATGAAAGACTTGATTATAACGCAAATAGGGTATTTTTTTCAATGCGCCTAGTTCTTCGTCCTCCGCTAGTTCATTTTCTGCCTTTGGTACTTCCAGCCACTTCCAAAAAACAACGACTTCCGCTTTCGCTCCCTTCTTGATACTTCCACCAAGGTCTTTCCATTGCTTGAAACTCGCGTACTCGCCTACTCTTGATAAGAGCATTTGATTCAAGGGTGAATACACTTGCTTAGAAACGCGGTTAAATGCTACTCCGCCAAGATTGATTTTGCCGTTTATGGAAACGCTACATTTCCAAGGCTTTTGCCAAGGTATAATACCTTGATTAAGTTGCTCGATAATTCTGTTAGTAACAAGTTCGTAAACATTTACATTTGCCATAAGTCTGCTCCTTTGTGTTTTATAGTTTTTTAATATGCCTTGACTTGTGAAAGTCGTGGACTTCGTTTGGGTCTTGCCGTTAATCTTACGCAACGGCTTTGGAAAGTCCTTAAAAAAATCTTGACAAATTTTTAAGGACTTCCGTAACACTATTTACATAGTGTTAATTTTTGCCGTCTTGCCTATATTTCTTCGTTCTTGCATTGCTCGATTTCTTCCGCGGTTAAAAGGTCTAACGGCTCGATGCCTTTTACTTTTGCAAGTAAAAGCAAACATTTGTTCACCTTTTTCCTATACCATACGACTGCGTTTTGATTCACGCAAGGAAAGAGATTGAAAGGGTCTGCCGTATGGGTCAATTTTTGCACTTTTGCAAGATAAAAATCTCGGCTTTTTTTCAAAATTTCAACCGCTAGATTTTGGTTGTAAATAAACTCCGTTTTGCTCCAATCGTTTAGGTCGTTAGAGTTCATATATTCGTTGTTTTTGCGCTCAATTTCTTGTTTTTGCGCCTCGTCTAGTTCGATATACTCCGTACTTCCGTCTACTACCTTTATGAGAAACCATTTTGCCATACCGCTTGCCTCCTTTATTATATAAGAGTTATTTTATATATAGGCTCGTTGCCTACATAACTTTCGCTATAATCTTCTAACCAAAGTTTTTTTCCGCTATATATTACAAGTAATATATAGCCTCTTTGCTCTTGCCTTGCAATATCTTGCTTTAGATTTTCTAGTGTGTCACTAGAAAACTCCAAAGTGCTTACTACCAAACTTCCGCCTTTTCTCATGATTGCGTGATACATTTTTCGCCCTCCCTTACTTGTTTATAATTATAAAATCGCATTTACTACCGCCTACATAGGTAATCAAGTAGCGCATGACTTCTTCCGCACTTTCAAAATTGCCGTTTAGGGTAATCACTTCCGCCCTATTTTTGCAACCATACAAGTAGTTTACACTACTTGTAATTGCATAGTTTTTGCCGTTCTTAAAAATCACTTTTTTCATTGCTCTTGCCTCCCTTTATTATGCGTATATAACTCCGCGCCTGCCGTTTTGTACTTGCTTTAATGCCCATTTTAACCCTTCGACTCCGTCCGCAAAAATGCTTGTTTCCTCAACATAATCAAAGATTATGTTGTATGTATAGCCTTGCCGTCCGCTCGAGTTTGCAATTCTATCGCAAGCAACAACGCGGTCAACGAGTTTTTTGGGTATGTACTTTAGTACATTAGTGTCGATTTCTTTTTTCATAAAAAATGCCTCCATAGGTGTATTTATTTTGCGTTTATAGTCCGCTTGACTACTAAAAACTCATTTTTTTGCTAAAAGTGAGTTAAAAAAGCCCTTAAATCTTGCGTTTTAAGGTACATTCGATATATGAGCGCATACCCCTGTTATTGCCTATTTTGAATAAAATTCAAGGTTTAGTTTAAACAACTTGCCAACCTACTCACACACGGGTATATATACGCTTTTGCTAACAACCACTACTCGCTTTTATATACGCGCACCTGCCTTAGAGTTCAGTAACAGGATTATTCTAACGCGAATTAGCATATAATATTTTTATCGTACGGCTATTGCACTCAGAAGGAAAAAATCCTAAACTCTAAAAACTTGATAACCCTTAGGCGTTCCTTCGTGCTGTTGCTTTCGACAATATTATTCTATAGCAACGCAATTTTTTTGTCAATACTTTTTTTGGAATTTTTTGATAATTTTATTTTTTGCCAAAGTTATTATTTATATACATAAATAATAAAAACTTTAAAATTTCTTGTTTGCAGAGTGCTGTTTTGTTAACTTTTTTTGGTTTACTTTTTTTTTACCAAAGGCGAAATCTCGTGCGCTCGCTCGTACCATATATGTATTTTTATGTCGTTTGTTCGTTTACAATTCTTTACACTTTTTTACATTATTTTACATACTTTCAGCGCGGTATACTTGCTTGATTTTTTACTATTTTTTTACCTTTACGATAGGCTAAAAGTTTAGTATTTTTAAACTAAAGTTTAGTGGAATTAAACGACAAAACGCGTTTCTTAATACACTATTTTATGCATAAAATATACATTTTTTGCGTATTTTATGCAATTTTTTGTATAAAGTAATTGCAAAAAAATATTGTTTTTTGTGTTACAAAATAGCAATTTTGTTATACAATTTATTGATAACGATATAAGGAACGCACGCGTGCAAGGGTACGGGGGGATGCCTATCTCAAAAGCCGCAAGGGTACTCTTGTGGGGAAAAACGCCCTAAAATGCGCGTGCGTATGTGCGTGCTAAAAGGGATGAAAAGGATAAAAGTAAGGGAGATGGGATAGCTATAAGTAGGTCGGTAAAATTGGTTAAGGAACTCGAAATGGGCAAAGTATGAGTAATTGCTTTGTATATGAGTGCCTTGAGGAGTAGATAATAGGTACACAGTTATTCCTTCTCAAGGCAAAGAAAAATAAAAAAGTGTAGTAAATCTCTATGTTTGGGTAGGAACTGAAAGTATATACGATATAGCAAATATGAACTTTTGTTCGTATTTGCCAAAGAGCGAACTCAAATTTGAGTGAGCAAAAATAGACAAAAAATATATTTTCTAGCGCGTACGCGCAAAACAGAGAGTATGTTTTTTTATATTTATATAAATAAAATATACTCTCGATATTCTATACTAACTTTATACTAACTATAAACTAAACTATACTGGGTATACCAAAGGCACTTTTGGTGTAAAATTAAGGTAAAACATAGGTATCAAGTGGTTGACAGAATTGGTTATGGTGGGTTACTATGGAAACACGCTATCGTAGGTGTGGTGGTTAGCACCTTGATAGAAGAACGAAAAAAATACAAGTTCTCTCGTTCTCAAGGCAGAAAAAAATAACCACTATGCTAATGGGAATAGCAGAGCGAATGGAGAAAGGAAATGGCACAGAGAAGAATGTTTAACAAAGCAATCACGGAAAGTGATAGGTTTATGTGTTTACCGCACAGCGCACAATGTTTGTACTTTCATTTATGTATGAACGCAGACGATGATGGATTTGTCGGAAACCCAAACACAATAGCACGCATAACAGCAACAGAAAAGAACGACCTAGAGTGGCTTGTTTCTAATGGATATGTTATCGGGTTCAAGAGCGGAATAGTTGCAATAAGGCATTGGAAGTTGAATAACTATTTGCGCGTAGATAGGTACTTGTCAACGATATATAAAGATGAGAAAGCATTGCTTACAACAGACTCGGAAGGAATATATATGCTTCCCGAAGAAGTAATACCTACTGCGGAAGTTCTGAAAGACGAGAGCAATATGCAACCGATAGCAATGGGCAGTCCTTCACCCTCAAGGCAAAAAGCACCAAAATCTAATTCCGCAAAGAAAGTAGAAAAGACACGCAATGATGCTTGTGCTTTGGAAGTGTTTGAAACGCTATGGAAGAATTACCCAATAAAAGAAGCAAGGGAAAAGGCACTTCGTACTTTTGAGCATAAGGTGTATGGCTTGAAAGAAGAAGAAATACGCGACACAGGCAACGAGATTTGGGTTAAACTTGTAGCAAGTATTAAGAATTGGAAAGAAAGAGATATTGATATTAAATATATACCATATTTTAGTAAGTGGCTAGATGACGAAATACCAAACAGCATTGCATATAACCAAAAGAAGAAGTAGGAACGGAGCGTGATTGGATATGAGCGAGATAAGTTTAGATAATTATTTAGTCAAATTTGAAGATATACCATACATAAGGCAGAGCAAGGAAAGGGTATTAACAGGGTTTCCCGACTTGGACTACTTCAACAAGGGAATAGAAACAGGACTAACCGAAGTCTTTGGCTCAACGAATGTAGGTAAGAGTTTGTTTACGAGTTCACTTATTCGTAGCGCGGTTTCTCAAAATTATAAGGTCGGCGTGTTTGCAGGCGAACACTCATTGGAATCTTATAAGCAATTACTAATGCAACAGAGTAGTAAGAAAGACGAACTTGAAGGCATTACCTATAAGGACAAGAAAGGCAACGACACAAACATTGTAGACTGGTTTGTAAGCGAGAAAGCAGAAAAGAGAATAAATCGTATGTACAACGGCAAGGTTTTTTTATTCGATGTAAGAAAGCCAGAAAGAGATATTGATACAATGATTGAAGTAATACAAATGGCTAGGAAGAAGTTTGGTATTCGCTTTTGGGTTATAGATAACCTAATGGAAATCGACAACAATTCCGCAAACCAATGGCAAGAGCAAACAAACATAGGAAATAAACTTCGTAATATTTTTGTACAACAAGACATATTTGGTGTTCTTGTAATGCACACGCATAAAACAAAAAATCTGCGCATAAATATTCAAGATGCTTTTGGTTCTTCTAATATAACTAATAAAGCATATAGAGTATGGATAATATATAGGAAAGATATATTGTATCCTACTAAAGACCAAGCGAAAGAGTTAGACTATATTAAGAAAGACCTTGCAATAAATGGATATGACTTCGACCAATGCGATGGGTTTATAGACACCGTTAAGTCAAAAGGAAATGGAAATGGCATAATTGGTATAGTATATGATGCAGAAACTCAAACTTATAGGCAAGCCCCTAAAATAACAAAGGCTCAAACCGAAAAGATATTGAAAGAAAATGGAAAGAATAATATAAACGAAATATTGGAAATAGAGAAAGGAGATGGTAATAAATTACCTTTTTAGAAATGGGATATAATAAAATCAAAAAAATAAAAGACAAAGTATCAATGTCAGATTTGCTAAACTTTTTAGGGTTTAAAGTACCTAACAATAGCAAGTATATTAAGTGTCCTTTTCACGAAGATAAAACACCTTCTATGATAGTACACGAAAACAGAGTTCATTGTTTTAGTTGCGGAAGGACTATGGATATTATAGACTTCACGGCACAATATTTTAGCATATCTATAATAGAAGCAATAGATAGATTAGACAAGATTTTTAATTGCGGAGTTAATGAATTTGAGAGTATGGAAGAAATTGTAAAAATAAGAGAACAAATGTTCATAAAAGAAGAAGAAAAAAAAGAAAGGCAAAAAATACAAGAATTTTCTGATAAATGTTTAAGACAAATATTAGAAGAAATGCAAGAGTGCAGAAAAAAAATATTTGAGTTTGACAAACTTATAGAAGAAACCGAAGTTATTTATAGAGATTATGGTAGCGACTTCGATAAAAAGGTTTCACAAGCAGTCAAGGCAAAGTTTAGACTCGCTAAATTGGAGTGGTTTTATGATGTAATTATGGAAACAAGCCCTTCCGAAGATTGCGAATATTCATATAAATACGGCGTAGATAAACTGGAAATATTAAAGAAAATCTATGACGGAGAAATAAAAATATAAAAATTTTACTTTTTTGTATTGACAAAGCGTTAAAGTGCCTTTATAATTAAAATTGTCAAGACAAAAGGGTTAGCAACAAGACTTCTTGATGAATTTGTTGCAGTTTCTTCACTAACGAAGCGGTATAGGTTTTAGTTTCTTGAAAAATATATTGTTAAAATGAAATCGTGTAGGCTGAAATCTATATCTGTGGCAATATGGCTCAAAGGTAGAGCAGTTGATTTGTAACCAACTGGTTGTAAGTTCGATTCTTACTATTGCCTCCACAATCCACATAATCGTTCCTAAACAATAATCTCGGTGCATTCTTAATTGTTAGGTTGATAAAACTTGGCGGCGGTTTATCGTAAAATTAGCCGCTAGCACTTTATTAAGGAGTATTCATATAATATGGTTTTAATAAACAATGATAATACTTTTATTGAGATTTATAAGGAAGGCAACATACACAAAATATTATGGGATAAACAACGTGGTACTTTACAAATTGATGTTGGCAACAGCATTGTTAGAATGGGCGCAGACGATGTTGAAAAAAATATGGAAGAATTTGTACAAGAAGTAGTTGCGTATGCTCAATATGGTAATAAGTCTAGCAATATTAAGACCGTTAAAACAAATAAATGAGAAAAGACAATGTAACGCACTCAAGTGAATTGTTTGAGAACGGAGCATATAATATAAAAAACTTAATATTTTCTTGTGATATTTCTGAAGAAGAAAAAGAATATTGGGAAGGAATATTAGACCACAGCGATAGTATTACACAAGATGGGTTCAATAAATTACCGCAAGAAATAAAGCCGTTGTTACCATATATATATGAAGGGAAATCTGCATTAGGTAATAATAAGTATTATGTTCCTGCAAATGTAGTTAAGGCTTGGCTAAAAGGAGAACCTTTACAAGAACAAAAACAAATAAATGTTGCAAAAGAATTTATACCTGAAATATTAAATGCTTGCGACTATATTGATATAAATAAAGACATAGTAATTCCAAGTAATGTATTAAGTGGGTTAGCAAGATGGCATTACTTTACAGAGCAAGAACTTACAATACAAGATTTTATAAATATGTGTATTGACGAGTTCACGAACAAAGATGATGTAAGAAGATACCTGTTTAGCGACAAATTGTTTGCAAAAACAGAATTGCACGAAATCAAGATTGGAAACAGGAAACACTTATAATGGGTAGAAGAAGAAAAGAAGAAAGAATTGAAAGCCCAATAGCAGAAGGTTTTACCGCTTTAGGAGAAGCGGCTATGTCTAATGTTGAGATAGAAGTAAAGCCCGAAGATATTATTTTAAGTGATGACGGTACTGCGGAAATAGCAAGCACTACCATACTAAAAGAAAACAATATTGAGTTTAGCCAATACTCTAAAAAATATGCTGAAATAGCAGAAATAGAAAAACAAATAGCACAAATAAGCAGGGTTACTAAAGCCGACCAAAGCATTAAGAATATTAAACTTCTTGAAAAATTGACAACGGCAATGGATAACCTTTTAACTGGTATAAATGAAGTAGATACCACAAAAGTTTTACAAGCGGCTATGGCAAAGGCACTTGAAACAGGAAACTATTTAGAGTTTTCTATGGTTATGAAGAACTTTGCAGTATATGCTGGTGTTATTATGGATAAGCGTGCTGTTCTTCAAGAGCAAATTCAAACTGGCGGTAAAAACTCAAAGAGAGATATTAAGATACTAGCAAACTTTGGAACTATAACCTATAACTAATTATGAAATTAACAGACCTAGAAACTTCCCATAATGCAACAATGCGAATTGTAACAGGCGAAAAATACAAACAGCCTGTTGCTATTTGTACAGAATGCGGCAAGCAATTTAGGCAAACATATATTAAAAATCAAAATAGGTGGACTTCTTTTACTACTTGTAACGCTTGTAGGATGAAGAAAGGTAGACAAGCAAAGAAAAGCGCAGATAAAAGTGTTACCGCCGATTTAAGTAAATATCAACCATATCCGTGGCAACAAAAATTTCACAATAGCCAAGCAAGATATAAAATAGCACAAGCATCTTCGCGTAGTGGTAAGGACTACGCTTGTTTGCACGAATTTACGCTAAAGTTTTTGCAAATGTTACAAGAAGATAGGCAAAACGATGACGGCATAAATGTTTTTGGTTGGGTAATTGCTCCTACGCAAACTCAAACAGAACAAAACTGGCGTTACCTAAAAAAAGTTTTACCTGCCGATATTATAACAAATGTTTCTTTTGACAAAAGAGATAGATGGATAGAAACAGTAAACAACGGCAGAATTGAGTTTAAGTCTGCGTTCAATGAAGAAGCACTCGTTGGTGTTGCTATTGATATTGCTTGGATAACAGAAGCAGCAAGAATACCTGACCTAGAAACCGTTTGGACGAATGTCGAGCGTAGATTGTCAAGTAAAGGGAAAGGTATAAATGGTACAGGCGGTATAGCCTTAATAAATAGTTCTCCTCGTGGCAGGGGATATTTTTATAAACTTTGCCAGTATGGTATAAAAGATAGTGGTGCGTATGATAGCGATTTTGAAACCATAAGAGCAACAGCGTGGGATAACCCAGAAGAAGAATGGAAACGCCATAAACGCAACTCATACACCATTAGAATTAACCTGTTGACATTTCTTAAAAAATATGATATTGTAGAAGAAAGGGGAGTATTTGAACTATTTTTCAACCTAATTGGCGGTATAGATAATTCTAAAACCGCAGTTAAAAGAATTAAAGTTCATTACGACCTAGAAAAACAAGACTTTGCGGATGTTCTTGTAAAGACTGAATACTACGATATATCTAGCATACTTTACAATGGAGAAGAAATATGCTATGACGATACTATATTTGTAGTAAAGCAAAGTAGAACATACGAAGAAAGTTTAAAGATAAGATATTCTTCTAACAAATATCAAGAAGAAATATTGGGTGAATTTGCTGACGAAAACGGCAATCAGTTCAAAAACTTCCGTGAAAAAGTAGTTCAACCTACCCCATACTTTGCGACACAGGCAGATAAAATGAAATGGGTAGTTGAAATAGAGCGACCAAACCCAAATGCAGAGTATTCTATTGGATACGACCCTGCTAAATATGTTGACGGCGGTGTTGTATGGGTTAGAGAAAAAGGCACTAACATATTAAAAAAACTTGTAATATTTGAAAAAATAGACTACTTTAGACAAGTAGAAGAATTAAAAAAGTTATCTAAATATTACAATGATGCTTGTGTTCATTGGGGAAGAACAGGCGCAGGTGGCTTGGATGATATAATAGAAGCAAGTGGCTTGTATAACGAAGGACACAACGAACAAGGCAATGAAAAAGCCAAACTTGTAGAAAATTATACCGATGCTATAAATCAAGGTCTTATGAAAGTCTATGAAACTGATGATAATATCGAAAGGATGATTAGAGAACACGAAGATTACGGATTTAAGACAAGTAGCAATGGTAGAGTAATTTACGGAAATATGACAAGCGGAGAACACGATGATACAGTTTCCGCAGGCTACTTTGCTTATTATGACTATCTCAAAGATAAAATAGATAATGGCGAAGATAATAACTTTTATAGCGGTAAAATGAGTAGCTCAAACTCAAGTGCTATAACGCAACAACAAAAATCCACAAGGTTCGCATCTTTTAGTGCAAATAGATGCGCCTATGGTAAAAGATATTAGGTAGGTAATATGCAAGTTCAAAAACTAGAATTGAAAAATTTAGTACCTTCTTTTTGGAGAAGGGTTTTATTGTCGCCTAAAAAAAGGAACGAGTGGCTTAAAATAGTAGATTCAGCAAACGAAAGATTGCTATCTATTGGTAATAGAATAACTATAATACAAAACAGTAATGACGAACTAACAAGCAATACTTCTTATGAAGAAGATATACTAGGTGCATTAAGAGGCGAATCAACAGTAGCCGCTAAATGCAAACTATTAGCAGATAAAGACAGCGACTTTTCTATGGCTGTTTGGTCTTTCGTTAATCTTGTCAATCAAGGCGTTGAAACTCATTTTGTAGATTTACAAGGAAAAAATATAGATAAAGATGTTTTAGAACAATGGAATAATTTTGTAAGGAATTGTAACTATATATCTGAAACAGGTCTTGATGGAATCATAAAACAACTTGCTTGGTGTGCTATTGTACTAAATGGTATGGCGGTAGAATTTGTTGTAGGCAAAAACAATCGTCCTTCTCGTTTATACATAGTGGATACAAGCACTTTTATTTTTAAGGCAGAAAACAATAATGGCGAAGTAGTTTGGAAAATTTATCAAGAAGATGAAAACGGAAACCAAGTTTCATTAGATAAAGCAAATCTTTTTTATGTTCCTTCCAACCCTAAACCCGATGACCCACGCGGAACATATATGCTAGAAGCTGCGATTTCTGCAATAGATTTTAAAATAAATTCTTATATTACTATGGATGCTATTATTGCAAGACAAGGCTATCCTAGAAACGATATAAGTATTGATACAAAAGCAATTAGGGAAAGTTTACCCAACAATAAAAAGAACGACCCAAAAGCAATTAAAGAAGCGATTGAAAATGCTATAAATGATATTACCACGCAATTAAACTCGCTTACTGCAATGCAAGATTTTATTCACGATAATAGTATTATTGTAAATCAAACGGCAGGAGCAAGCAACGCGGCAAGAAGTATAGATATTAGAGCATATACCGATATGACAGACACACAAGTAATGAATGGTCTTAAAATGATGGCAATTTTACTTAATCGTGTTCGTGGCACAACTGAAACTTGGGGTAGCGTACAATACAAAGTAGTTATTGAACAAATAAATGCTATTCAAAGAGATATTAAACGCTTGATAGAAAATGTTGGAAATCTTTGGCTACAAAGCATAGGCAAGCAAGGCTATTTAAAATTAGACTTTAAACCTACTGACTTTGAAAACGAATTGCAAAAATGGAATGCTCAAAATGCAAAAGATACCCACTATACAACAGCACAAACCAATGGATGGCTATCTCCCGAACAAGCAGGTTTAGCCGCCACAGGACAAAAAAATAATCAAAAAGGAGATAAATGATGGCAGGAATAAAAAGTTTTAGAACGCCTACTGATGAAGATTGGGGCTTAATGAAAAACTTTTTACAAAGTGAAAGGCTAACCAAAGATGACTTTATCGTTTTGGAAAGCCAAGCATTTGGCGATAAACTTGTTCCCAATAGATATGTTAAAGCCAAAAAAGAGTTTTTAGAAGTAATGGCACGAGATGCTAAAAAGGGCGTTTCTTTTATGCTAAATCATAATGAAGGAAATCCTTTAAGTTCTGCAATGCCTATTGGAAAGGTTTTTGACGGATATGTCATAAAAGGACAACAAAGTGGAGAAGAAAACTCTCTTTGGCTAAAAAGATATATTCGTAGAAGCAACGAAAACAACGAAGGTATTACCAATAATGCTATAATAGAAAAAATAGAAGATGGCACTTTGGCAGATACTAGCGTAGGGTTTTCAAACGATGTAAAAAGTATTAAATGTAGCATTTGTGGGAAACCATATTATATATATTCAAAAGACGGTTGTAAGCATTTAGCAGGAAATGAATATGCAACAAAATGGGATGAAGAAGGAAATCCTGTTGAATTTAAATCTTGCTATATTGAATATGAAGCCCCCGAAATTGAAAATCAAACAAATACTTGCTTGCACGAAGATAGCCTAGTTTATGACGGTGCATATCCCAATGCAACACTTTCTGCACAACAATTCTCAAACAATTCAAAAAACCACTTGAAAAATGAAAGTGTATGTGATAAAATAAATTTAAGTGATACAAGCGAGCGTATTTATTTGAATAGAAACTCTAAAATATATGTTCAATTATCAACTGGAGGCAAAACTTTGGTTTTGTGTAATCCGAGCGATATAGAAAAATCTATAAAAGGAGGTAGCGAAGAAATGTCAGTAGTAGAAGATGCAAATATCAATGGTAATGACAATGTTGCTGATTTAGATATTGAAGCTTTAGCAAGCAATGATACGGAAACTTGTTCAAATGTTGAAAACAGCATAATCAACGAAACACAAATTGAATACAGACTTCAATTAACAGACGAACAATTTGAAACCCTTTTTGGCTCGGATTGCAAAGATATGGAAATAGAAGAAATTGCTAAATATGCAGCAATCGGTATTCAATATAAAAACGAATTGATTGAAGAAGCAGTAACTTGTGGCATTAAGGCTTTTGGTAACAGCTTCAATAAAGAAGCAAAGATGTCTAAATTATCTAAAATGTCTATTGAAGATATAAAAGACCAAAAGCAAGAATGGGAACAAACCGCAGAAATCGTACTAAATGCAAATAGGCGAACAATACCTAATGCAATAGAAAAGACTAAAACAGAAGAAACCCTATCATCTGAACAAATTGCTGAAAAATTGGCGCAGCCGACAGCAAAAGACTTATACTAAAAAATATTTAACAAGGAGATTTAACAATGGCAGTAAAGAATAGTTTTAATACTATAACAGTTGAAGTTGATGCTAATTGTATTTCAGCAGAAAATCTTGCTCTTTTGGCATCACGAAAAGCAATCTATGGATTGTGTATTCCTGTCGCACTAACAGGCGACAACAAGTATGGTTATGCTGCTAGTAGCAACTCACCCCTTCCCCTTGCAGGCTTCCTTATGGAAATCGAAGGCAAAAGTGGAGCAGAAACCAAGTATATGGGAACATTGCTCACCGCAGGCAAGGTTGTTGGTATTCCTGCATCAACCGCAGTAGCAGTAGGCACTAACACTCTAGTAGTTACAAACAACGGCGAAGTAACTAGC